TGTAGGGGATCCCCCATCGGCCGAGCGTCGTGGCCGCTCTCAGGTAGGATGCATCCTGAGCCGCTTGAGGGAAGTCCGAAGGCCCGGCAGCCGAGGAAATTCCCTGGAGGGTGGCCACGAACGAGATGCCTGTTGTCCCGACGGGCATCAGGAAGTCCGCAATAACAGGGATACCTGCCCTCACGGGGTAGATAACTGTCCCTGGAGGCTTGGGGATGACCGGCATCACTACTCCGATTCTACAAGAAGTTCCCAGACGGTCTTATCCTGGGTTCTTGGCGAGACCCAGACCATCCTCGCGGGGGGTGTCTGAGGTGTCTTGGCCTTGATAACAGCCTCCAAGATACGGCCACAAGCAGGTGGAGATCGGCCCAGTAGGTCAAATCTGCGTGTGCGTATGTCCCGCATATTGAATGTCGGACTGGAGAAAATCTCAAACTCCGGGATTGTAACCCGTCTTCCCGAGAGATGGACTGGACCACCTACCCCATCTACCCCTCTGGCGTTACCCCCTGTGATGGTGACAGCTCCACCTGTCCCCGACGTTGACCCCCCGGTACCTCCTGTGATGGTGACAGCTCCACCATTTCCTTGGAGAGTCTCAGGATTACTAGTGTTGCCCCAGGCTAAGATATCCAGGTAATCCTCCTGGTTCATAATGAGCTGACCAGTTCGAAGAGGCCAGCGATCTAGCTCTTCTCGGATCTCAGCCAGATGTGTGCGGTCTAAAGGACTTGGACGCCCAAAAGAGGTCTCAAGAGCCCTTAAAATGTCGGCATCCACCTCAGTCTGGATGTCCCGAGCAAGAGCCTGAAGTTGGCCTTCTAAGTTGTCCGGAGGTGGCATGACTAGTTCAGAGTGTGACCATGCTTCTTGAGGTGTTTCCGAACCCGAACTTTAGCTTGAGCCTGGGTATGATGCTCAGGTTCGTACCCAGGGAGGCCAATCCAAATAGCACATTTTTCCTCCTCAGTAGGTTCCCCTTCCAAGGACTCCGTCTCGGCGTGGTAGGAGAGCCCACAACCCCAAGTCAGATCCTTGTAATGCACCAGGTCGATTGCCCAGAAGCCATCTAGGGTATCTGAGAACCACGTCCAGGTCGTGTGCCCGTCTTCCTTGTCCGGATCAGGCTTAGGCGAGAAAGGGTGCAAACAGAACTGAGGTAAATTACCCCTCATGGGGTCTTGGTAAACGTAGACCCCACTGGGCTCTTGAGAGTCCTCTACGTCCAGTTGACGTAATTCCCCAGAGGCTATAACCAGTATCAGCCTGTTAGGGTACAGGCTGGCCTGGAAGCTAACGAACCCGTCCATCCCTAGTTCGATGAGCATAGGGGAAATACTACACCGGGGCTACGGGCGTTGCCAGGGCCTACTTGCCAGGGTCGAAAATGCCTTCTTCCATGAGTCTGGCTCTGAGATAGGCCGGGTCGGAGTAGGGCTCATCCTCGCGGACCTCAAAGTATCGAAGCACAGGGTCATCCTCGATATGAGCTTTCTTGAGGCGGTCACGTTCCTGCTTCTCAAGGAACACTTCCTTGTCTTTGATGTAGACACTTGGGAAAGTGTAGTGCTGATAACCATGGAATTCCACGACAAGGCGGTGTGTAGGGAAAAACCCGTCAAAACGAAAAGGGTTTCCCTTCTCAGTCATGAATTGCCTAGAGCGCCACTCTTGCTGATAACCAACCACGCCAAGAGCTTTGGAAACAGCGTCCAGGCAAATAGTCTGCCTCACCCTATGGGAGTAAGTTTTCAAGCCATGCCGATCACATTCTCTCTTGATAACCCCAAAGGAGTGATGCAGGCCAACCATAGCATCTCCAATGGCCACCTTGCCGTTCCCAAGAGTGAACCTCTCAAGGTCACACTTTAGTAGTCGGACTACTCTTCTTTCTGCATTGGCTTTCATATTCTTGGCGGAAGACCGAAGGCCGATAACCCGCATGTATTTTCTGAGAGTTACATCTGAGAGTTCTAGTTCTTCGGCCATTGTCCACAGGTCTACAGCACCCGTCTCATCAAGGTAGGGGGTGAAGTCCACTAGAGATAGATCAAGCCTGGCCCCATCATTTGGTACCCCAGTCTTGATTGCAGAGAGCTTCTCTGAGGCACTTTGAAGGCTGGGGTGGTCAGCTTTCGTCAGGCCGGTATTCCAGGCAGCTCGCCCCTTCATGGCCTCGGCTGCATGAGCTACCCGCTCGTCTGTCTCCTTTGTGAGGCCACGGTTCCAGCCCGCACTGGCCGATATCTTGGCCTTGGTTTCGTCGGAGAGAGTACGATCTCGGAGGGCTGTCTTGTCCCGGACAGAAGAGTTGTCAGCAACTATCTGGCCTGGGTAGCAACCCACCCATTCAGGGTGGGCACTCTGGATATGACTTGTCAGGTTTTCAGCTCGATAGGGGCAACCTCGACAAGCTACGTAGTCCGCCCCCTCCACCTTGGAGGCCCACTTGGATTCTTCCTCCTGTGAGGCTTCCAGGGCCTTACAGGCTGGGCAGCGGGCATCGTGTACGGACGGGGCAAACGTGTAGCCAACCTCATGGAGTTCTCCACAAGAGGGGCAAGGAATCAGTTTCTTGCGTCCCGCTTTAGGCTTCTCAGCATGGGCCTTAGCGGAAGATGCCTTGCGGTTCGCTTCACACATCTCTGACCGGATGCGTGCCCCAGGATGTAGTGCCCGATAAGCATCGGCCGTGACCACATGAGCTGCCTTGAGGTGGCGAGCTAGAGTCACGGCCGTATGCCCACACAGAAGACAGATTACGGTCTCTTCCATGTAGTTGAGGCTAAGCCTCAACTACCAACCTGTCAACCTCTTTTTCTACTAGCCTCTGTGTCTAGATCCTTGCTCTCACGTTGAACGTCATCACGATGTAGAGGAGCGGGAACACTGGCTGGTAATAGGCCGTGAACAGGAGGACCGTGGGGTCATCCGGGCTCACGTCAGCCGCAATTCCTGTGTAGGCCGCCACGATCTCAGCCTGGACGAGCTGGTTGAAGAGGGAGGTCATCGTGACCTCCACTTCGTTCGTCCTGGAGGCCAGGAACTTGGTCCCGATGAAGGCATCTAGGACGATGCGGCTCTGCTGCTGGACGTAGTCAGCGATCTGGGTGACAGTCGGGAGCCTCGTCAGGACATTGCTCATGTCCGTGGTGAGGCCCTGCCTGACACGAATCACAGGATCCAGGTCCTCAAGGATGGTGATGCCCGCCACAGCCGTCTGGTTGGCCTCTACGGGGTCCAGGATCCTGGGGAGCCTGGTGAAGCCTTGGATGACCCTGCGGGTGTAAGGGGTGGCCACATCCACGGCTGGGCTCGTAACTGCACCTGCCAAGGCCGCAGCCAGGAAGGTACCATCGACAAGCTGCTCGAAGCTCTCTCCAAGCTCGTTGTTGAGGGTAACGACCGCCGAGTCCGGGTAGACAGCGATCATGCGGTTGGAGAGAAGAGCCTTGGCAATCGTCTGGGCGTTCGTCGGGCTGGTGCCAGAGGCAAACCCGATGAAGCCTAGACGCTCAGCCTGATTCCGGATGTTGCTCTGAGTCTCGACATGCTGAAGCAGGTAGTTGTAGACCTGCGTGCTCGTCGTCAGAGGCACCATAATGTCCGGCTTCACCTGACCCGGGAGAGGGATGGCAAGATCCTGGATGGCCTGGATGAACTGTGCATCCGACGCCTGGTTCGTGTTCGGAACCTTGAGTACCTGCTTGATACCCACCAAGACCGCCCCGTTGAGGATGGCAAGGTAGGCTGCCAGGGACACCCGGTTCTCTGCTGCCAGAGGTCCGAAGTTGGCCTCGATGCTCTTGAACTGCTGGAACAGCCGAGCCTGGAAGTCCTGCTTCCGGAAGAAGTAGGTGATGTAGTAGAAGTCCCCGATTGCTGGCTCCAATCCACCGGGATTGAAGGTCCGGACGCTGCCCGTGTCGTTGACTCCCACATTCACCGTGTCCGTCACGATGGTTTCCAGACCGGGGATGGACAGGTACGGGATGGCTGGGTTTACATTCCAGGTCGTGGACACAGCCATCGTGAAGAACCCCGTAGCCGTGTAGCTACCCGTGATGGCCGGAAGAATGGTGAACCTCAGACCGGTCCTGGCATCTGTGTAGGTCTGGCCTGGGGTACCAGTTCCGGACGAGCCCGCCGTAGGGTTGGACGAGGTAACCGTGTAGAAATCCCTGGCATCCTCTCCGTTGTCCCCGGAAGTCCCTGGAACAATCCCTGTACCGGTGGTCGTGTTGAAGGCATCCGCAGAACCCGTAGCGAAAGCTACCGATGAGGTTGCAGCACCCGTGGTGATGGACTCAATGGTGACATAGGTCGCCCCATTGAAAGTAGCCGGGTAGGCCACACCAGCCGCCAAGAACCCGGCCGTATCGTCCAGAGCGTTGACAACCTCCTGTGCGGAGACATTCGTGGATCCCGCCGAGTCACCCTCGTTGAATCCGAGAACATCCAGAGAGTTCGAGGCCAGGATGGTGATGCCTGAACCCGCGTTTGTCGTGGTGCTGGTCAGCCTCAGCTTGTTGAGGTTCGCCAGAGTTCCGGCAGAAGCCACTGAGGCTACAACGGCATTGATGTCGGTCACCACCTGGGCCGTAGTCCTGGCGGGACCAGCGGTCAGGGGGATAACGTAGTCAATCCCATCCACCCTGAGGTTCAGGGTGTCACTGACACCAGCGACAATGGCGTAGGGGCCAACCGTCGAACCTAAGAGGGTGGCAGGCTTGTTGAGGGCTGTCGGGCTGCCAGAGGCCGACTGGAACGTAGTGAACCCGAGAACAGCCTCTACTGTGCCCTGACGAATGGACACCTTGGAGGCATGGTCAAATCCACCCGGAAGAGCCGCTGGAACCGAGTAGCTCTGGATGATGAAGAGCACATCCGTCGGGGCAGCACCAATCTGGACGAAGCTCGCCAGGTTGTTGGGTGCTGTACCGATGAAGGTTGCATCCGCATCGATGACCGTATTGATCTCACCTATGATCTGAGTTGGTGTCCTCAGACCCGCAGTGAGGGTAACCGTGAGGTCAACCCCATCGATGGTGATCTCCAGGTCGTTGTTCGGAGAAGCCGGGACGG